TAATGGGTGATGCTATCGGTTGGTCGTGACCAATAGGTTCATCGTCACTTTCAACGTGCGCCCAGAAATCAGTACAAGCATCAAGCACTACACCTATGTATGAGTCATGCTTCTTAACGTATGCACATTCCCATCTGTTGTTGCCAAAGAATACTGACATGTATGCACCATCCATATTGGATAGCCATAGATACAGCTGCACCTGTGCCATGTAGTAGTCGCACACTTTGTCTAATGTATTGTGTGCAAACGTATGCTTGGCCTCAACAATCTCGTTGGTATCTTCTAGCACACCATCAAGTGTACCTACATACGGCACACCATTGTGTGTGCGTGTGTACTTATCTTGCTTGTCTAATATTTTTTTGCTGTACTCTTTTTCAAACCAACTAAGGTTCATGTCTTCAGTAGTAATACCCATCTGTACTGCTACCTTGTGTGACAAATCTTCTGGCTCGACACGACCTGTCTTGATCTGCCACAGTTCATACCAGTTGCCGTTCATTATTTTGACAGCGTCACTGCCGCCAATAAATCCTTTACGTTCCATTTTTATTCTCCTCTTATATGTACTTGTCTACTGCATTGTTGCAGTAGGATCAAGATATTTATTGAAGTCAGACTCGACAAGATCTGTATCTAGCAGCAGTCGTTGCCGATAGATAGAGTCAGGGTCGAGTATCCAATCTGGTATTGCGCCGCCAGATTTGATTCGCTTGACCATGAGTACAGCTGCGTCGAGCTTGCTCTGTGATGTCACCTTCAAGCTCTCTGTATTGCGCGAGTATTCGTCGACAGCTGCCTTCGTCGACATGATGAATGTCTTGATTGTCGGCCACGTACGAGAAGCTTGATACTGACGGACGTGACCATCTATCTTTTTTAGTGTGACCTCTAGGTCTATCTTCTCGTATGATGATGGTATATTATTGTTGATGTCCTCGACAATAAGCTGCAGCTCTTGACCGAGCGTGTCACGATCCATGCTAGATGGTGGCGTGTAGCGTTTTAAGATAGCCTGTAGCCAGTTACCTATCATTGAGGTGCGTTGGTTGTAGTCCATATGTTACTCCTTATCTATGGCTAATTTTTTATGCGTCATATCATTGATGATTTCATCTAAGAAATCTGTGTTGGTTCTGTTGCTAGGTGCAACGTCCTCGATGTCGTCCTCCCATCTCTCACCATTGAGCCATGTCGTAGGGTGAGGGATGAACTGTTTGTCTGTGCCTTGAGTAGCATCAGCAAATTTTCTAACGGCAGTAAGAATTGCAGTTGGGTCTGCAATCTTACATGCCTTATCAAATGCCTTACGAGCGTGACCCTTTGCTACCTTGCGTGGGTAAGCTGACCAGAACGCATCGAAGGGGGGTGTCTGTGTGACACTCCAAGTAGTATTACTATTACTATTAATATCTATAACATTAGATATAACTTGGGGTGTCTGTGTGACACTGGTCTTTTTCATATCATCCTCCATTAAATGTTTGAATCTATACACACTAGCTACGCCAGTGCGTCCAGACTTTCTCGTTATGTAATCGTTATCTATGCACCAGTTGATAGCACGTATGACTGTGCTTCTACTAAGGCCAGTAGTCTTAACTAAAGTTGGTATGCTTGGGAAGCATTCACCATTTAGATCTGTGTATCGAGCAAGCACAATCAAAATATATTTTGCATTAGGATTGTTTACTTGCCAATCAATAACATCTCGTAGTAATATGTCCGCGTACATTAGGTCTTTCCATTTCTTAATGTCCTCTTACCTGTTGAACCTCTAGTATCATGAGCCGTACTAGAGGTTTACTTTTGTGTAGCAAGCAACAGACTTGCCGCTATCTACCTTAACCATTTCTTTCATAAAAGGATAGCCACTTTCTTTTAGCTCATGCATACGTGATGCTAACCTAAAGCAGCGGAACATATCTAATGCTTCTATTGCTGTGATAGAATGTCCTTTATCAAGGTGTGCTTTAATCATCTTCGTTTGGTTTTCCATTTGTTTCTCCTAGTAAGTGTTCAAATAATTCCGCTGGCATAATGACCAGGGACTGTGGTTTGCCTGTCTTTCTTTTATAGAAGGCTATGTCCCTACCATCCAGTACAGTAAATGGACTAGGGAAATTAGATTTATCTCTGTACTTTACTTCGGCTACCAGCTTTCGTCCGCCCAGTGTGACGTGGATGTCACCACTCCACTCTCCTCCGAGCGCACCTGAGAGTGGGACTCGATAGTTTTCGATGCCGATTTTGTCGAGCCATTCGCAGAATCTTTTTTCGTGGTAGATTCCTTTAGACTTATTTTTGTTTGCCATGTCTGCTCCTCATAACAGGTCATACATATAGTATGATAGGTAGCTGGATTAGTTGTTGCCATTATCTGCACAAAAAATTCAGTACGATTATCACATGCATCACACGGATACGTGAGATTATTTAATATCTTTCGTGCTGATTTCGATCTGACAGCCAAGTGCTTCTACCCAACAAGCGAACATGAAACCTGAGGGAACTCGCTTGTACTGCTCCCATTTGTGAATCAATGATGGCGTACAACCTATACTAAATGCAAGACCTTCTTGTGAAATACCTAATTGATTGCGTCTATCAATTAGACTTGTAATCATTTCGTCATATGTTGTGGTAACATATGTATCTTGCTTATAGTTTGGAAACTTTTGCATTTAGTTTACGCTTGTCCCTGCTTGTGGGATACGCACCTTCCATAAGTTCCATCACTCTCATCACCTTAACTGCTGTATCATATCTCAATTCAGTGCTGCCATTTAACGTGCGATAGTACGTTGATGTTGGAAGACCTGCCTTGGTGAATACTTTATGCAAAGGAATATTAAATTCCTTATGCTTGTCTTGTATAATTTGCCAGTAACTTTGTATCATACTGCGGTTATGCAGCAATCAATCAAGCCAGTCAAGTTCATCCATCTCTACAAATCCAGCGCCGTTGCAATTACTGCACGCTTTCATTGGTATGTCTTTGTTAAGGCTGGCGTATACAACTACGCCAGTACCATCACACTCAGGACAATCATTAAACTTAGCTACAACTTCAGTATGGAATTGTGTCATCTAACTCTCCTATCTTTTGATTATCCTCCCATGCTTTAGTTGCTCGATCAAGAAATTTCTTGCGCACAAATTTAGGATTAGTTTTCTCAAGAGCATCAGCTATGTCAATAAGATGTGAAGGCCAAGCAACTATTGGGCCCATTAAATCTGCTATGAATTCATAGTGCTGCCGTGTCATTGGCGGTGCTTTAATTGTGTGTTTCATCTGGCTTTGCCTCCCATTTAAGCTGCTTATTATTATCAAAGTGCATTGTTATATATTCATCATTGCCTTTGGTGTCAGTTATCTTGAGTTCAAGTGCAGTAAATTCTTTAAAGATCTTACGCACTTGTTTAACCTTACTTACATTCATAATAGTTATGTTCATTGCTATCTCCCTGTTCCTCTTACTTGGTACTCTGCTTTGCAGCTATATCGACCAGCATCATGCGTGTCGTTCCATTGTCTGCAAAAATCCACAGCCTCCTCTTCAGTAAAGAAGGCATGTGTTTCTTTACCTATTTCATTTTTGAAATAGAAATTCTTACGACCAGCGTGAGGTTCTAAACCATCAGGCCAATCGGCATTGTCTTTCCACCATGTACGTTGGAAGCAATCATATACTTCTATCATGTTAAGTTCTTTCTTCTGCACACTCTGGACACACGTTGACTACTGCATCAGTGTCCATTGATAGATATGCACAGTCATCACATCCATCTGTCGGTGTGTTGGTTACAATAAAGTTTTTAATTTGCATTAATGATATGATTGAAAACGGATTGCTTTCTTTAATTTCTTTAGCTAGCTCACAATCATTGTCATCTATGTACTTGTCACATAGTAGATTACATGAAACCATTTGTTTGTATATAGTGTTAAACAAATAATCTAACGCCTCGTAATCTGGCGTGTTAAACATTGTTTCTTTTTTCATTTGGTTTTCCTTTTCCATTTCATTTCAATAGTTTACATGGTGCGTGTGCGCAACACAACCCACCACATGATGACCTCGAAGCCACATCAACCACAAGATGTAGCCCCTCAAAAGAGGAGCAACACCGAAGCTACAGTTACAATGCCAGACGCAGTGGC